CCATTGACAACTGCAATGGAAGGCGACTTTGACACTGGTAACGTAAGATACAAAGCTAGAGAAAGATACTCTTTCGGAGTTTCTGACCCTAGAGGTATTTTTGGTTCGCCAGGAGCGTAATCAATAATTTTTGTGGCGGGACATAGTCTCGCCACAATTGACAAATAGAAAGACAAAACCATGACAAAATTTATAGTAAACATTTGGGCGTATAATCATCACGCTAAATTTAAAGTAGAATCAGAAGATTCCCCAACTGACCTTGAACAATCTATCCTTGACAAACTTGGAGAAAACAGTATAGTTTGGGAAAACCTTGGAAATAGTTATAATGACAAGGTAAATAGAATAACCTATGAGGAGGTTATAGATGATACAAGACCTATACAAAGCAAAAAGGTCCTTGGAGTTGAAGTGGGAACAGGAGCATCTATCTAATAATAGATATACTCTTGAAATGGTCAGAATTGATGACAAAGTAAAACAGATCATCACTGACATTAAGCTGGAAGAAGCTAGAATTGCTCACTTAAAGAACAGTATTGAAGGTTCTGCTCCTGAAGTTTCAGTAGCTACTTAATCAAAAGCTACATCGTTGAATAAATTCAATTCGCATTACAGGCTCTCTTGCACTCTACTCAAAACTAGTATATACTTTTGTTACTATACAATTAATTAGAACATAGACGCGTATAGTCGACGGCCTAGAGACTATGTTCGATAACTAGGAGGATATAATTATGGCATCAACTACGTTTAATGGACCGGTAAGGTCCGAAAAAGGTTTCCAAGTAGCAACTAAAAATGCAACTACGGGAGCAGTAACAACTAGAATGAGTTCAGGTATGCCTGACTTAACTGGTTTATCAATTTCAGATGTAGCAACAGCTACTAGTATTACACTAGCAGCAGACACTATTTCTGTAATAAATTACACAGGTGCAGCAGCTGCAACTTGTACGTTGCCAGCAGCAACACAAGGAACAGTTGTAATTTACTGTCAATCAAAAGACACTACAGGTGGAACAGCAACATTAGTTTTTGATGCAGCTGGTTCTGATGTTTGGGCAACTGGTTCAGTGATTGAATCAAGAGGTTCAAGTGAAGTAACTTTTGATACTTCAGCAGCAGGTGAAACTAAATTAACTTTTACACCAGCTAACGCAGCAACAAATTTGTTGACTACTGGTGGACAAATTGCTTTCATTTGTTACGAAACAGGTACGTGGCACATTGCAACAAAACTAGCAGCTGAGACTACTCAAGTTACTGGTGCGTTTGTATTTGCAGCGTAATAAATAAATTAACTCGGGGCGCCTGGTAATGCAGGCGTCCTTTAAAAGGAGGACAAAACATGGCAGACACAGTATTAAATACAACTGTATTTGACGGAGCAAAAAAACTTATTACTCACTACAATGTAGTTTCTGATAACTCTGGAAGCACAACTAAAATAGTTGACGTTTCTGAATTAACATCAAACAATGGTAAAACTTGCAAAACTGTAAGACTTAATAAAGTTAGTTGTAACGTTTCAGTAACTGCACCAGCAGACGCATTACGTATGCAATGGGATGCAACAACAGATGTTGTATTTCAAAGTTTAAATGGTGAAATGGAATATGATTACTCTGATTTTGGTGGTTTAAAAAACACTAAAGCTAGTGGTTATACTGGAGACGTTAATATAGTATTACCAGCTTGTGCAGCAGGAGATACCGGAACAGTCGTTTGTGAGTGGATTAAAGTTTACGAAACGTAGGAGTTTAAATGGCTAATACTACTTCGGGAACAGCAACGTTCGATAAAACTTTTTCTATTGATGAAATTATAGAAGAATCTTTTGAACGTATTGGATTAAATTCTGTAGCTGGCTATCAAATGAAGTCAGCCAGAAGATCTCTTAATATCCTATTTCAAGAATGGGGTAATAGAGGTATTCATTATTGGGAAATAGGTAGTACAAGTTTAGATTTAATTGAAGGACAGGCAGAATATAAATTTTTTAGATCAAGCGGCGATGGTACAAGTGCCACTTCTAATCCAAATGGTATATATGGAATGTCCGATGTCCTTGAAGCACAATTAAGAGCTAATAGAACACAAACAACTCAATCTGATTCACCTATGACTAAAGTTGATAGATCAACTTATGCAGGTTTTTCAAATAAACTTTCTAAAGGTACACCTAATCAATATTGGGTTCAAAGATTTATTGATCACGTTAGTATTAGCGTTTACCCTACACCTGATTCAACAAATGCATCTAAAGATATGCATTTCTATTACATAAAAAGAATTCAAGATGTTGGAGATTATACAAACGCAACAGATATTCCATTTAGATTTGTTCCTTGTATGACTTCAGGTCTAGCTTTTTATCTTGCACAAAAATATCAACCACAATTGGTTCAACAAATGAAATTATATTATGAAGATGAATTAGCTAGAGCACTTGCAGAAGATGGTTCAGCTTCAAGTACATTTATTACACCAAAAGCTTATTACCCAGGAACTTAATGTCTAAGTACGCAACAGGTAAACATTCTAAAGCAATTTCTGATAGATCAGGTATGGAATTTCCATATAGAGAAATGGTTAGAGAGTGGAATGGTTCTTTTGTGCATTACACAGAATATGAACCTAAACAACCACAACTTGAACCAAAACCTGTGGGTGGAGATGGTGTTGCTTTATTACAAGTAAGACCAGATAGAACAGAACCTGCTACAACTGTAATGATTTCTAATAATGGTTTTGAAACTTATGCTGCAGGGTCCGGAATTATAAATGTATTTTCACCTGGACATGGTTTAACAAACGGAACAACATATTTATTTAGAGGTCCACCAACAATTTCACCTGGAACAGGAACAACAACAAATCCTGTTTTTGCTTATGCAACAATTCCTAATTTTGATGGAATTACAGGAGCGCAAATAGGACAAGGATCAGGTTATGCTATTACAACTGGTAAATATGTTAGTGATACAGGAGATGGAAATCCAGGAAGAAATACAACTGATTATATGATATCTAATTTCTTCTTCTTTACAGTTAATTCAGATACTGCTACAACTGGTGGTGTAAAAGGAGGAGGCTACGGTTGTTCCGTTGGGCCTATAACAATACAAGCATGATAAATAAAATTTGGAACTGGATAAAAAATATTTTTAAATCTGAAAAACAAGATCCTCATCTTACAATGTATGAGGAAGTGGAGGAAACTCCAAGACAAAAAAAGATACGTTTAAAATATAAAAAGGAATCAGAATAATGGCTGGTATAAGTTATAGTGATTTAGTTACACAAATAAGAAACTATACAGAAACAGATTCTAATGTTTTAACTACAGCTATATTAGAAAATATAATTTTAAACTCTCAGTATAGAATAATGAGAGATATTCCAATAGATGCTGACAGACTTCAACAATCAGGTAATTTGGTTGTGGGTCAAGAATCAATTAATGCTCCAGCAGGAGCTCTTTTTGTAAGAGGTATCCAAGTATATGATTCTACATCGGCTATAGATGGAGCAAATATTTGGTTAGAAAAAAAAGATGTAACTTATTTACAAGAATATGTATCTTCAACTGAGTCCACAAAAAGAGGTAAACCTAAATATTATTCTATGTATGGAGGAGCCACAGGTAATACAGATACCACATCAGGAAGAATGTTTCTTGCTCCGGTCCCTGATGCAACATACAAATTTAGAGTACATTATAATAAAATGCCAGCTACTTTAGAGTCTAGCAACACTTCCAACTATATAAGTTTAAACTTTCCAAATGGTCTATTATATTGTTGTCTTTCAGAGACATATGGTTTTTTAAAAGGTCCAATAGATATGTTGACACTATATGAAAATAAGTATAAACAAGAGGTACAAAAGTTTGCTAACGAACAAGTTGGTAGAAGACGAAGAGATGACTACACAGATGGCGCTATTCGAATACCAGTTAAATCAGCAAACCCATAGGAGATAAAATATTATGGCAATATCATCGGCAATTTGTAACAGCTTTAAGCAAGAGATTTTAGTTGGAACACATAACTTCACAGCATCAAGTGGAAACACTTTTAAAATAGCTTTATTTACAAGTGATGCATCTTTAGGTGCTGGCACTACAGCTTACGGTACATCAAACGAAATATCTAACACATCTGGATCTGCATACTCTGCAGGTGGAGCAACTCTAACGAGTGTAACTCCAGCTTTATCTGGATCAACTGCAGTTTGTGATTTTTCAGATGTAAGTTATACTTCTGCTTCTTTTACAGCTAATGGTGCTTTAATTTATAATGATTCACAATCAGACAAAGCAGTAGCAGTTATTGCTTTCGGTGGTGACAAAACAGTTTCTTCTGGAACTTTTACAATTCAATTTCCAACAGCAGACGCAAGTAACGCAATCATTCGTATAGCGTAAGGAGGAAATCCTTATGTCGGAAACATCAATTTGGGGTGGAGATAGCCCCTCAGTTGCATGGAATCAAAACACATGGCAATCTAATACTGTAGTTGTAGGATTAACAGGTGTAACCGCTACTACATCTTTAGGTAATTCTGAAGAATTTAACGAAACAGGTTGGGGAAGATTAGCTTGGAACGATGCTGATTGGGGTGAAGGAAGAGATGAAACTATTTCTGTTTCAGGTTTTGAATTAACTTCTTCTACAGGTTCAATTAATACAGAAGTTGCATACCTATTAGAAATGATAGGAAGTAACCACTCTTTAACTTCTAGTATTGGAAGTGTAGTGGTCGATGCAGAGATTGGAGTTCCTGTTACAGGTGTTCAATCTGAATTTGCAACACCAACAATGTCTTACACTGGAACATTAGTTGGTTGGGGTAGAGATGAATGGGGAGATAATTCTTGGGGTGAATCTCCAAATCAGGTTCTTACTTTAGTAGGCCGAGATGTAACTACAAGTGTAGGATCTCTAACACTAGAATTTGCATATGAATTATCTGGTCAAGAAGCAACAACAAGTGTTGGTAGTGTTAGTTTTGTAATTAGTCCAACAGTTTCTGTTTCTGGACAAACAGCTACAACAGATGAAGGAATTTTAGGTTTAGCTTTTGGTACAAGCACTGAACCAATAGCAAATGTTTCAGCGACATCAAGTTTAGGAACTCCAGGTTTAACTTTTGGTACAAGCACTGAACCAATAACAGGAGTATCATCAACATTTGGTTTAGGAGATATTACAATTACTTCTATTGAATTAGTTGATGTAACAGGTGTATCTGCAACATCTGGTGTGGGTTCAATTATTACAGAAGTTGCTTATGAATTATCTGGACAAGCAGTTACTACATCAGCGGGGTCTATTACACCTCCAGACATAGTACAAGGATTAGTAACAGATGAGCTTACATCTACTGCAGGAATTATTGGAATACAGGCTTATGCAAATATTGACACTGGATCAAATACAAGCTATACAAGTGTTGCAACAGGATCAAATACAAGCTATAGTAATGTATAGCATAGGAGATAAAAATTTATGGCATCAACATACACACCTCTAGGTATAGAACTTCAAGCAACTGGAGAAAATGCCGGTACGTGGGGTACAAAAACCAATACTAATTTAAGTATCATTGAACAAATTTCAGGTGGCTATTCTGCACAATCTATAGCAGGTGGTGCACAAACTACAGCTCTTTCAGTTTCTGATGGATCAACCGGAGCAGTCATGTCTCATAGAATGATTGAGTTTACAGGTTCTATTACTGGAAATCAAATCGTAACAATTCCTTTAGATGTTCAAAACTTTTATTTTTTAAGAAATTCAACATCAGGTGCTTACACAGTACAATTTAAATATGCTTCTGGTTCTGGAGATACATTTACTTTTTCTGCTACAGATAAAGGTGATCAACTTGTATTTGCTACAGCAGACGATGGTACTAACCCAGATATTTATAGTTTAAGTTTTGGTGATGTTACACTTACAGGAACACAAACTTTAACTAATAAAACTTTAACTTCACCTAAAATTGGAACTTCAATTTTAGATACGAACGGAAATGAACTTGCACTTTTAACAGCTACAGGTTCAGCAGTTAACGAATTTACAATAGCAAATGCTGCTACAGGAAATGATCCTACACTATCTGCAACAGGTGGTGATTCAAACATTGACATAGCTATCAAACCAAAAGGAACTGGAGAAACAGTTTTTGGAACAGGTGCCGCAAATGCAACTATAACTTCTAGCGGAGCACACGATTTAATTTTAGATACTAATTCAGGTACTAACTCAGGTACGATTACAATTACAGACGCAGCTAATGGAGATATAACTATAGCTCCTAATGGAACTGGAGTCGCTAAAGCAGTAGATGGTGCTGATGCTACAGGTGCAATTAAAATTGCAGGTAAAGAAACTATATGGATTCCAGCAGCAGCCATGTATGCAGCAACAACTAATGGAGCTGACGGAGAACAAGTAGAAACAACAGCTACAAGACCAGATATGAAAGTATTTGATTTTGATGCTAGTACAAAACAATATACACAATTTACAATAGCAATGCCTAAATCATGGAACGAAGGTACTTTAACTTACCAAGTTTATTGGGCACCTAGCACGACTAACACAGGAAATGCTATTTTTGGTTTGCAAGGTGTTGCATGTGCAGATGGTGATACTATCGATGTTGCATATGGAACAGCAATCGAAGTTACAGATGCTGGTATTGGAACAGTTGAAGATCAACAAATTACAGCTGAAAGTAGTGCAATGACAGTTGCGGGATCTCCTGCAGCAGGTGAACAATCTTACTTTCAATTATATAGAGACGCAGCAGACGGTAGTGATACGTTTACCGGTGAATGTAGAGTTCTAGGTATCAAATTATTCTTTACTACTGATGCTGCTAACGACGCATAAGGATAAAAATTATGAAAGATGTAGAAAATCCATTTATAATAACTGGAAAAGGTTCTAAAAAAAAACAATCTAGAGGTAAATCTTTTGGTTATCAAGTTTTAGGATTTGGTGCCGGAGGAAAACCAGATGCATACATTGCAGCAACTGGTGGAACTGTAACAACAGTAGATACTAATTTTAAAGTACACGTTTTTACTGGTCCAGGAACTTTTTGTGTTTCAGCTGGAAGCGGAGATTTAGCAAAAGTTGATTACTTGGTTTTAGCCGGTGGCGGCGGTGGAGCCGGTCCAATGTCCGGAGGTGGAGGTGCTGGAGGTTATAGAGAATCTCATGAAGTGCCTGTATCTGGTCCATGGACTAATAGCCCACTAGCAAAAACATCTTGTGCTTCTTTACCAGTTGAATCACCTGTACCAGTTACAGTTGGCGCTGGAGGTGCACCTTGGTTTATTAACGCAGTTAATCCACCAACTACATCTCCTCAAGGTTCAGGTACAAATTCAGTTTTTTCAACAATAACTTCAGCAGGGGGTGGAGGAAACCCTATGTGTGGTGGATCAGGTGGCGGTGGTGGTAGAACTACTACTGCAGGTAGAAGTGGAAATGTACCTCCTACAAGTCCAGCTCAAGGAACTGATGGCGGTGGAAACGGTGGCGGAAACGCTAATGATAATGGTGCCGGTGGCGGTGGTGGCGCACAAGGTGCAGGAGTGCAAATACCTTCTAGCGTACCTATTCCTAATATGAAAGGTGGAAATGGTGGAAACGGCACAGCTTCTAGTATTACAGGATCATCTGTTACAAGAGGTGGTGGCGGTGGTGGCGGAATGAGACAACAAGGAACAATTCAAAATAATGGAAATAAAGGACTTGGTGGTCCAGGTGGTGGAGGAAACTCAGGAACTACTACAGGTCCAGGTTCTGGAAATGTAGTTTTAGCAACTTCAGGTGGCACTAATCTTGGTGGCGGAGGTGGTTCACCCGTGGGAGCAACTTGTAATCCTCCAGGACCTCATACAGGTAATCCACAAACAGATAGAGAAAATCAAGGTGGCGCTGGTGGTTCAGGAGTCGTTGTAATAAGATATAGGTTCCAGGAATAATTATGGCACACTTTGCAAAAATATCAGAAGAGAATATAGTTTTAGGTGTACTTACTTTAAATGATTCAGATTGTCAAAATGAAGAAGGCGTAGAAACTGAATCAGTAGGACAAGCATATTTAGAAAAAAATAATAACTGGCCTGCACATCTTTGGATTAAAACTTCTTATAACACATATGGAAATAAACATAAATCTGGTGACGACTCAAAAGCATTTAGAGGAAATTACGCAGGGGTAGGTTTTATTTGGGACCCAAGTAATAATGTTTTTATTCCTCCAAAACCTTATGCATCTTGGACAAGAGTAACTCTTGGATGGGTACCACCTTTAGAAAAACCAGATTTAACAACAGAACAAGAAAATCAAAATAACGCAAATACACATCACTGGGAATACCAATGGGATGAGTCAGCTTATCAAGCTGATAATTCTACAGGTTGGATTGCAGTCGATAATTTAGCATAGTTGACTTTTTATTAATATTCTATATATTAATTAATGTATGGATCAGAAAGATTATGCATAAAATAGTTTTAACAGAAATACCTATATATTATGGCGATGTTTCAATGCCAGAAAACTTTGAGATACAAAGAGGTTCTTTAATATTAGATGGTGTAAAAGCAGAGTTATCTAATTCTAAATTTAAATTTAGTAGAGAATGGGATATGTTAGATACTTACATACGAGAACACCTAAAAATAAAATATAAATTATCAATTGGAAGTAAAGATACTTGGGTAGATGCTTATAAACCAGGACAAACCTCACAACCTATTATAAATGTAAATCCTGTAGATTTACTTAACTCACCAGATTTTACAATGTTGTATGGGTTAAAAACAGAAGAATGTAGTGTAAGAATATATTACGATGATAATAGAGGTAAAGGAAGATCTTGGGATATAGATCTTACGGATAATAAATTTATAATGTTTCCTTCAACTTGTATGTATCATTTACAAAACAATCAAACACATGATTTAAATTATGTACAAACTATAACTTATGAATTTATTTAATTATTATTGGTATTTTAAAAGTGCTTTACCTATTAAGTTTTGTGATGATGTTATTCAATATGGTTTACAAAAAGAAGAAGCTATAGCGACAACAGGAGACTTTATGGATAAAAAATTAAATAAAAAAGAAGTAAGAAATTTAAAAAATACTAGGAACTCTGACATAGTTTGGTTAGATGAGACTTGGATATACAACGAAATTTTACCTTACGTGCATCTAGCAAATAAACAAGCAGGGTGGAATTTTCAATGGGAAAGAACAGAAGAAGCACAATTTACTAAGTATAAATTAAACCAACATTATGATTGGCATTGTGACTCTTGGAGAAGTCCATACAACAAACCTAATACACCTCATCATGGTAAAATTAGAAAACTATCTATGACTTGTCAGTTATCAGATGGTTCTGAGTATGAGGGTGGAGAGTTGGAATTTGATGCTAGAAATTATGATCCACCTATGAGAGACGAGTCTAAACATGTAATGAAAGCAAAACAAATATTACCAAAAGGATCTATTGTTGTATTTCCTTCATTTGTATGGCATAGAGTTAAACCAATAACGAAAGGATCAAGGTACAGTTTAGTAGTATGGAATTTAGGAAACCCATTTAAATAATGAATAAAAGTAATTTTTTTTGGACACCAATTTGGACTGAACTTAAAACAGAGTTTTTAAGTTCTTTAAATAAAGCATCTAACAAACATATAAAAAAAGCTAAAGCCACTAAAGAAGCTAAAGAACATATAAAAAAAAATGGAGACTTTGGAAGATCTTACCACACACCTTCTTTAGTTACAGATAATAATTTTTTAGATTTTAAAAAATATGTTGGTCAACAGTCTTGGGAATATTTAGATCAACAAGGTTACGATATGAATAAATACACTCTTGTATTTAATGAAATGTGGGTACAAGAATTTGCTAAGAAAGGTGGTGGTCATCACTCTGCGCACATACATTGGAACCAACACGTATCAGGATTTTATTTTTTAAAATGCAGTGATAAAACTTCTTATCCTGTATTTCACGAACCAAAAACTGGTGCAAGATCTACAAAATTAAAAATGAAACCAGACATCAACGGTGTATGGGCAGGTCACGAACAGTTTCATATGAAACCTGAACCAGGAACTTTAGTTATATTTCCAGGATACTTAGAACACGAGTTTGCGGTAGACTATGGAAAAGAACCTTTTAGGTTTATACATTGGAATATACAAGCTGTTGAAAATTCAATAATAGATAACATAAAATAAATTAATGACTATAGTAAATTTTAATGATCCAGGTGTAGTACAAAGAAAACTTTCTAAAGAAACTTTAGATAGATTAAACAGTTATATTAAAAATAAAAAACAAAATTGGAATAAAGAATTAGTTGGTCAAATAAATAGTTCTTTTTTTCTTGAAGATAAAAACAATTGGTTTTTTGAAAAAGAAGTATTACCTACTATTGAAGAATATATGGATCAACCTATCTGTGGCACGTGGTTAATTCCTAAAATTTTAAATAATAATTGTGCTTTTAAAATGGAAAGTCTTTGGGTAAATTTTCAAAAGAAACATGAGTTTAATCCTTTCCATACTCATTCAGGTCTTTTTTCTTTTGTAGTTTGGATGAAGATACCTGCTCGTTATGATAAAGAAAAAAAATTACCTTTTGTTGATCATGCTAATTGTGCTTATCCAAATACATTTCAGTTATTTTATACAAATTCTTCAGGTAGAATTTGCACGCATGACTATCATTTAAACCCAGAAGATGAAGGCACTATGTTATTTTTTACAGCTAATAGAGGACACCAAGTGTATCCTTTTTATACTTCTAATAAAACTAGAGTAAGTATATCAGGTAATATAATTTTAGATGTAAATCAGGTAATTAAATGAGTTTTAAAAAAGATAAATATATAATTATACGTAAAGCAATTTCAAAAGAACTAGCTTCTTTTTTAGCTAATTATTTTGTAATGAAAAATCAAGTATATGATACTTGTATAAAAGCAAGATACATGTCTCCTTTTGAAAGACTCCTTGGATATTATGAAAATGAAACATTACAAGTTCCAGGATCTTATAGTAATTATTCAGATATTGCTGCGGAAACTTTAATGTTAAAATGCCAACCCATTATGGAAAAAACAACTAATTTAAAATTATACCCTGCCTACACTTATGCTAGAGTCTATAAAAAAGGCCATGAGTTAAAAAGACATAAAGATAGGTTTAGTTGTGAGATATCAACTACCATGAATCTAGGTGGTGATAACTGGCCAATCTATTTAGAACCTTCTGGTAAAGAAGGTATGAAAGGTGTTAAAGTAGATTTAAGACCAGGTGATATGTTAGTCTACAGAGGATGTGAGTTAGAGCATTGGAGAAAAAAATTTAAAGGTGATGAGTGTGTTCAAGTTTTCTTACATTATAATGATATAAAAACATCTGGAGCTAAAGAAAATATGTTTGACGAACGTCTACATTTAGGCTTACCTCAATGGTTTAAAGGCTTTAAATTTACTAAATAATGTAGTAGAATAATATTTTGGCAGGAGATTCCACCATACATCGTCTCCTGCCTAAATATTATAGGATTTTTATGTTGCAGAAAATAGGTTTTCAACCAGGTATTAATAAACAAATCACACCTACCGGAGCAGAAGGTCAATGGGTAGATTGTGATAATGTTAGATTTAGATATGGAACACCTGAAAAAATAGGTGGTTGGAGACAACTAGGAGCAGATAAATTAACAGGAGCCGGTAGAGGTCTTCATCATTTTATAAATAGTTTAGGTAGAAAATATTCTATTATAGGAACTAACAGAATTTTATACGCATATTCTGGTGGTGTATTTTATGACATACACCCTATCAAATCTACTACAACATTGAGCAATGCTTTTTCAACTACTAATGGCTCGCCTACGGTTACAATAACTTTTTCTACAGATCATAATATTCAAGAAGATGATATTGTTTTATTAGATAATTTTTCTACAATAACAAACTCAAACTATACAGCCTCTGATTTTGATGATAAAAAATTTATGGTCACTTCTGTACCAAACAGTACAACAATCACCATTACAATGCCTTCTAATGAATCAGGAAGTGGTGCAACAACATCGGGTGGTATAAGAGTACAACATTATTATACTGTTGGACCTGCTGTGCAAGCAAAAGGATTTGGTTATGGATTAGGCACGTGGGGAGGAGAACAAGTAGGACCACTTACTACAACTTTAAATGGTGCTATAAATTCTTCAACAACAACTATTGTATTAGCGGATGTAGGATCGTTTCCAAGTTCAGGAACAAACTTTATTTTAATAGGAACAGAAGAAATGTCTTACACAGGTATATCAGGTAATACTTTAACAGGTGTTACAAGAGGTGTTAGAAATACAACTGCAGCTTCACACAGTGATGGTGCTACAATAACAGACACAAGTAATTATGTTGCATGGGGCGAAGCTGCTTCTGGTGACTTAGTTCTTGAACCTGGTATGTGGTCATTAGATAACTTTGGTGACAAAGCTATATGTTTAATTCATGATGGAGAAGTTTTTCAATGGGACTCTGCATCAGCAACTGCAACTTCTGACAGAGCAACAATTATATCTGGTGCACCAACAGCATCAAGACACATGGTTGTATCTACACCGGATAGACACTTAGTATTTTTTGGAACAGAAACAACTATTGGATCACCAAGCACACAAGATAATATGTTTATTAGATTCTCGGACCAAGAAGATATAAACACTTATATACCTACAGCAACTAACACAGCCGGCACACAAAGACTGGCCGACGGATCACAGATCAGAGGAGCAATTAGAGGTCGTGATGCTATTTATGTTTGGACTGACACAGCGTTATTCACACAACGTTTTGTAGGTCAACCATTTACGTTTGCGTTTGCACAAGTCGGAACTAACTGTGGATTGGTTGGACAGAATGCATGTGTAGAAGTTGATGGTGCTGCGTATTGGATGTCAGAGAATGGTTTCTTTAGATATGCAGGTAGATTAGAATCTTTACCTTGTTTAGTAGAAGATCATGTTTATGATGATATAAATTTAGATTCTGGTAATCAAATGGTGTCAGCTGGACTAAATAATCTTTTTGGTGAAGTTATGTGGTTTTATCCAACGTCTTCATCTTCAGTTGTTAACAGAGTAGTTTCTTATAATTATTTTGACTCTTCTCCACAAAGACCGGTTTGGACTAATGGAACATTAGCTAGAACTATGTGGGAAGATTCTGCTGTGTTTGGTTTACCTCATGCATTAGAATATGATGCAGGAACAGATACATCATTTGATGTTGTAGGTAACACAGATGGGACCTCAATATATTTTGAACACGAAACAGGAACTGATCAAATAAAAAATGGTGTGATCTCAGCTATTACTGCAAACATTGAGTCAGGAGATTTTGATATTACACAAGCTCGTTCATCAACTGGACAACAAACAGGAGTTGCAACTTTTAAAGGAGATGGTGAATTTATAATGAAGATTAGAAGATTTATACCTGACTTTATTGCTCAAACAGGTACTACTAGAATTACATTAGAATTAAGAAACTATCCTAATGATAGTCAAGCAGGTTCTTCTTTAGGTCCTTTTGATATTACATCCTCTACTACCAAAGTAGATACACGTGCTAGAGCTAGAGCAATTGCTTTAAAAATAGAAAACACTTCTACATCTCAAAGTTGGAAACTAGGAACGTTTAGATTAGATACACAACCAGACGGAAGAAGATAATGGCAAAAATAGTACAAGTAATTACTAGACCAGAATCAGAATATAATTTACAAGTAGCAGAATCTCAAGTTAGAGATTTAGACGCTATTGTGGAAAAATTAAATACAACATACCAAGAAGATTTAAAGGATGAAGTAGAAGCATTTAACTTCTTTATAAATTAATGGCAAATCAATTTAAATTTGTAGGTGTAGATAATAGTACAAGTGGAGCTGCGTTAACTCCTTTTGGATCTGGCAATCCTTTGGTAAGTGAGACATATGTTATTAAATCTATTTTAGTTACATCTGCAGGCACTCCAAGTGTGACTGTTACAAACAATAGTATTACTGCAATTAAATCAGCAGCACTAACTGCTAATGTTACGACAGAATTATTAACCCAACCTTTGGTGGTAGAGGGAGGCGATGCTTTTACAGTATTATCCAGCACCACTGATTCATTTGACGTAGCTATAAGCTATCTAAATATTAAGAAAGAGGTAACAGTATAATGGAAGTATTAAAACCAGCAAAAGTAGAAACAACGTATAGACACAAGGAAACTGGAGAGCTTTTTAAGGAAAGAAAAGACTGGGAAGCTAAAGGTTATAAGGCAGAGGACATGGCTCAAGATGTAAATGTCGTAATGCCAAGTCTTGATTTATTTGGAAAAACAAAATAGAATAGTATAATGGCAATAACTAGAGCACAACAAGCAAAACAGATGTTACGAGAGGGGGGACGTATAGGACTCAAAGGTGGAGCTGATGCTTCTATGGCAGATTTTGGTAAAGTTACTACTCCTGGTGTTAGTGCTGGTAGAAAAGGTCCAGGTCCAGCTGTTGGTGCAGGTGGTGCAAGTTTTAATAAAGATGATAATTTTCAAACTTTATCATCAATAGACGAAGGTGTTAGAAGAAGAAATCAAATAGCTTTAGAAAATGCAGCTATTGAAAGAGGCGAAAAAGCTTTATTAAAATATCGAGACACAGCTCCAGAAAAATCTAAATTTCCAGGTTTATTTGGTGTTGGTATAAATGCACTTAACAAAATTTTTCCTGATCTTAGAAAAAGAAACATAGATTATTTTCTTGATAATAAATCAATAAACCGTAGCGAATATCCTTCAACGATAGAGGGTTTTAAAAAATATATGGCAGATAGATCAGGTGGAAATATAGATGCTAGTGGACGAGACATTATTGATAGAGAAGGACGTGATGATCCAATGCAAATTATTTATAACCAAGGTCAAGGTGGTACTGAAGATAACGAAGAAACTGAAGATTCAAATAATAACGATTCATTCGTACCTAACTTTAGATTGTTAGCTGATGGTGGTATGCCAGAAGATGCACCGGTTTACGAAGGTGGAATCATGGACCTTGAATCAGCAAGACAAATGTATGGTCTTGGTAAACTTGTTAAAAAAGCAGCAAGAGCTGTTAAGAAAGTTGCTAAGTCACCAATAGGTAAAGCTGCATTATTATATTTTGGTGGTCAAGCTTTAACTGGTGGAAAAGGTTTAAGTTCTTTTTTTGGTAAAGGTAAATTTTTAGGACTACCTGGAGTAGATGAATTTGGTGGAACACCAGGAATTTTAAAAAATTTAGGTTTAATTAAAGGGGGTTATGGAACTTATGGAGGACTAACAGGTTTAAGTAAAATAGCTATACCAACAATAGCATCATATTTCATGACACCAAAAGAAGAAGATAGTGACGAAGAATTATATCTTGGACCAGAATTAGATATGAAAGCAATAGAAAATAAACCAATGGATTTTATAAATTATAGAAACAGAGCCGATGGTGGTATTATGAGAGCTGGTTATGAAGAAGGTGGAGATGCAGAACCAGTAGCTAAAAAGACTATGCCTCTATTAGACATGGACGGCATGGAAAAAGATTACAGAGAAGATGGTGGATTCGTACCAATAGGTAGAATGGAAAAAGCAGACGATGTACCTGCAAGACTATCAAAGAATGAATTTGTATTTACAGCCGACGCTGTAAGAAATGCAGGTGAAGGAGATATAGACAAAGGCGCAGAAGTCATGTATAACATGATGAAAAACCTCGAATCCGGAGGTGAAGTATCAGAAGAATCGCAAGGATTGGAAGGCGCTAGAGAAATGTTTCAAACATCACAAAGATTAGAGGAAGTTATATAATGACAACACAAACAACTGTATCTAGACCAGCACC